ACTTATTACGGTCGCGCTCTCACTAAGCACCGTTAAACTGTTATCGGTAAATACAGTAATCCACCTTTGACTAGTAGTTGTTACCCTTGTAGTAATATAAGCATAACCACCTTGTAAAATCTTTCTAGGATTTTCAAAACGTGTTAAAAGTTTTCGCGTGTTAGTTCCCGTACTTGTATTATTGTAAGTCGTTAAATCAATTTCGCTTATTTCATCATTACTAAAGTTATAAGCAAAGGCACTAACAATACTTACACCCTCCCCGCTTACCTCGTCGCCATCTAAATCTAAACCTTTAGCCACAATTGAAAAAAAGAAAACGTTTTCAGCGTTAAAACTACCTGCGGTAAATCCTTGTAATTTCGCCTTTAAAAAGTTTCGGCATACGCTGTTAATTTCAAATGTAAACGTGTTACTTGTGCCGATATCGGGCAACTGCTCCAAACGTGCAAGTTCGGTTGCACCTTGCTCGATTGTTAAACGCATTTCCTTTACGTTCACGTTATCGGTTAAATATTGTATTGCCTTTTTTTCGGTAACTATATCACTACCAAAAGTTCCGTTTATCGTTGTTGCCATTGTTTTCTGGTTATTTCCATTTGATTAATAAAATTTAAAAGCAACTTTTCGCCCATTGCCTCCAATGCTAATTCAGTTATAACCTTTGCGTTTTCTTCAAAAGTAAACTTCACAAAATCAGTACGTCGCCCATTTCTTGAAAACTCCATACTTCCTAGAGTTGGGCTACCCTCTTTATAAATTGCCATTTGTATTGCGTATGCAGCACTTTTTATTTCACTTTCGCCACTTGCTATACCTCTTAGTTCCACCCATTGCGCTAAAGCGTCTATTGGTATTTTCTTTACTTCTTTAGCGCGCCCACTATCCACAAATTTAGCGTAATCACGCGCATAAAAAAACAAATCGTTACCAACTATTTCGTATCGGATACTATCACTTAGGGTCATTTTTTTAGTGTTGTGCCCTTGCTCGGCTAACTCCTTGCGTAGTTCATCCACTAAAAAACCGCCTAAGATATGTAACGCTTTATTCTCCATACTCAAAAACTCCTAAATCACAAGTATTTTTGCCTAATATTGTAATTGTAACTGAACATTGCTCCAACTTTGGGTTATGTTGCCTTTTAGCCACAAAACCGCTTTGTATTTCCAATAAGTAGCCTAAATCCTTTAGCATCTTATCTTTACATTCCGCCAAATATCTATCCATTGCAGTTTTAAGTTCGTTTTGCTTTGACGCTCTTTCGGTTTCGCTTCGTTCGGCTTGGTTGTAAGTATCGTATAAAAATACGCGCAAAGTCCAAATAGTCTTATTGCTCAAACCGTTACCCCTATAAATATCTTGCACTCTAAAATCGGGCGTATCATTTACCAACAAAAACGGATATTGTCTATTTGGCGCGCCGTTCATTTCGAAAACGCTCTCATACCCAAACCCCTTAATATAGGTGTAAGCCGTTGCAATTTCGCGCATTTTAGTAATTATCAAATCAATCATGTTTGTACATTTTTTTAACTGCTAAATCAATATTTAAATATGCTAATATTTCTAAACAATTGGTATTGTAAACGCTTTCTAATGGAGTTAAACCATTTGTGTTAAATATCCCCTCTTTTGCAACCTCGTATGCAAAAATCTGCCAAAAGCTGTTTTCAACAATCCTTTTTGCAAACGCTCTAGTCTTAGCGCTCCCATTATCGTCGCTTGTGAAGATGCCAGCGTGTAATTTCTGTATTTGCTCAAGTCCTTTTGAAACAAAAAAAAACCGCTAAACCCTGTTAATAAATCCACGTTCATAAATTCCGACGCTCTTTTTTCAATTGCTTTATCGGAAAAGTCCTCCCCAAACAACACCGCTAACATAGTAGCTAATTGCATAGGCTCGGTATCTTTACCTTTGCCTATAATATCGTGCAATTGCCCCATAAGTGAAAATTGCTTGTAATTGTAATTGCCTAACATTATGCTAAGCCCTCCCAATGTTGCAAGTTCTTCACGTTTTTTATATCCTTTAATCTCGGTAAGTGTTAAATACATATCGGGCTTTCTAATACCCAATACACTTAACTCCGTAAGTGGCTTTAAATCGGTTTCTAAATCCAATACCTCCAACACTTCAAAAGGTATGTTTGACGCGTTTAAAAGCCAATCAATGCAGAATTTAGGCGAATAATCTAAGTTTTTGATTAATGGATTTATCCAAACTAAATCTTTTATTAAGTATTCGCTAAACTGCGTTTTAACATCGTAGCTTTTATTATCTATCACTATTCGCATAGGTCCGCCCAGCCTTTAGATATTAACAATTCTGCTTTGATTTTTGAAACAACCATTACGCGCCCTTTAAGGCTCTCGTTTACATCGTTGCATTTAATCTTAACCGTATTTCCTTGCACTGCCTTAGGTGTAAATACTAAATTCTCTATTTTGTCCGCTGTTTGTTTACCTATTTTCTTAGCCATAATATTGGTGTTTATTGGTGTACAAGCAAAGATAATATTTTTACTCGAGATATTATAATCGTGCTTTATATCAATTAAAAAACCATTGATATTTTCTATATTAATGCTTTCAAATTCAACACCTAAACGCTTTAAAAATCTTTCGTTCTCATTATCACACCCTCTATCAAGTTGTTTTACCCAACCTTTATAATCGGTTAACTCTAGCACCGATTTAGGAAAAAACCGACCCGCTCCAAAATGTTTATCCAATGGTAAATAACCTAGTGTTTTATGTTCGGTCGAATAAAAGTAAATATCCTTAAACCCCCATACTTTGTCCGTGCCTTGCTTAATTAAATCAAAGTACCATTTAATCACGTTTGTACAAATCAAGTCGTCGCTTCCTAACAATACCACCGCATCAGGATTTAACTCCTTTGCCTTTTCCAACATTGCATTGTTTTTGTAAGTTAGTGAACTGTTTGCCGTTTCAATGTAGTGGAAACCATGGGCTAAATCCTTGCTAATTTTACCCTCACTCCCAGCAATTACAACCTCAATATTTTTATGTTTCTTGCATAAAGCACGATAATAATCTAAAACTATTTGCGTTAAATCGTGGCGCTTGTAAATGGCTATAACTAATACTAATTTCATTTTTAAAAGGTATAAAAAAAGGGTGTGCAAATTAATACACACCCTTTTGTTTGGTTTATAATTTATTAGGTAGTTTCTAATAAAGCTTGTGCACTTACAAAGTCCCCCTTAACGAATGCAGTTCTATCGTTAGTTTTAACAACTACTGCACCTCTCCATTCTGCTAACAATGTAACAAAGTTTTTAGTGAAATCGTCGTTTTCGTAACCTATATCAAACTTAACACCGTCTTTTTCCACCAAATACGCTTTGTCAAAGTTACCCATGATAAACTCGCCTTTAGGTACTAGAGTAGTTGATACGATTTTAGTTGTGCCATCTAACAATAAGCTTGAGCCAATTGCTTGTAAACGGTCGATGTATCTCTTATCTGTACCACTTACTTTTTCAACTTTTAATTTAGCAATATCTCTTGGATTTAAAAACGCTAAAGTCGCTTGTCCTTGTTCTGCTAACTCAATTTGTAAGTTACCAGCAACTAACACGTCTACAATGTTTGGATTATCAATTGGTGCATCAAAGTCCGCGCCAGTGATAGCAAATGCAGTCGCAACTGTTTTAACACCTCTTAAGTTTGTGCCTGTTCCGTCGCCATCAAATGCAGTTTTTTCAACAGCTTTCAATAATTCGCGTAACAATTCCGCCTCAATTTCCGATTGCATCCAGTCCACATCATCCAACATTTCAGTTGAAATTTTAATAAATGCAGTTGTTTTTTTAACGTTCTCGGAAGCAACAACTAAATTAAAATCAATTTGGTTTTTCTTTAAGCCCTCGCCTGTTTGTCCTGCTGTACCCTCTTTACCTTGTTGAGCAACCCAGCTAATAACATTACTTGATGTTGCTTTAGCTTGTAAGCTGTTTAAAAACTTTGTATCTCTTGAAGCAATTACGTTCAATCCCTCCATGCGGTCCTCAACAGGCACATTACCACCTGATAAGTTACCGCCAAAAGTCATGTTTCCAACTACTTTAAAAACAACCGATTTGTTTTTATCATTTTTTAATTCGCTTAAAGCTTGTTTGTTAGCTACTAAGCTTTCACGGATTTGCGCCGAGAAACTTTTTACTGTTGCATCAACTGTTTTCATCTTTTCGATTTTTTTAGAAATTTCTTTAAAACCAACTTCCATTTGATTTTTCATTACGGAAATTTGCGTTTTGTTTTTTTTGTCCTCTTCTTCGTACTGCTTTACCAATTTCGCTAATTCATCTTGATAAGCTTGTACTAACTTAGCTTGCTCTTCTTCGGCTAATTCCTCAAAATTGGTAACTCCTACCATTTCAAGGTATTGCTCGAATGTTGTTTCTGCGTTGAAATTTTCCATTGTTATTTTTTAGTTATTAAATGTTTATAAAAGTTTTTCTTTATCGGCTCTATATTCGGAGTGATAACAATCGGCTCTTCCTTTTGAGTGATATTGCAAAATTCATAAAATTTTTCTATATCTCCAAATTTATTATAAATTTTATCGATAAGCTCGTTATTATCTATCGTTTGGGTCAACGCATTACTACCTTGCAACACCGCGCTAATTTCAAATAGCTTTGCCTCTTGCACTATCCAAAAATACCCTTTACCCTCGGCAATTTCAGGGTTACCTAATAATGGCAAATATTTTCCCCAATTTTCAAAACCTTGTTTGTCGTATGTATCATTAATTGCTAAATCAACTTTAACATACTGCATACCAACACTATGTTGATTAATCATATTGTTTTTGTATTGGTAAAACACATTTTCGTTTAACGCTTTTATTAGTTCAATATCGGCGGTTAAACTTTCGGTTGTACCCTCTTTGTCAACTCCTAACTGCTCCCAACTTAAAGCTTCTTCTTGAACAGCCAAAGCTTTACCGATTTTAGCTGTTACATCAAATTTATGGTCCGCTAAGATAAACGGCATATTTTCCGAAATGGTTTTAGCAAACGATTTACTTAAGTGTACGTCGTCGTGGTTATCCATGAAGTTATAAGTATTCCCGATAATCTTTCGATAAATCTTATCTTCTTCGTCGTTTGGCAAATCCTTACTCGTAAAGGTTATAACCTTTGTTGGGCTTAAATCTAAGCCTTTAGTAAACCTTTTTACAGTTGCTTTTTTAAACTTAATTAAATCGGCTTTGTTTTCAATTATTGTTTTTAGTTCCATTTTATAATTCTAAATTAGTTCGTGCTTCTTCTACGCTCATTAAACCAGCTTGTACAAGTTTTATAGTATCTTCAACTAAAGTTTTACGTTCTACCTTTAGCGCGTCAATATCGTTTTTGTCAATTTCTATTTTGTATTTTTCGCCTGTTATTTGGTTGTATCTTTTAATTAACTGCTTGTTTTTTTGCGCTAAAATTTGCTCCATTAATGGAATACAAGTTTGAATGTATAAATCCTGAACAGCTGTTTGCATATTGTTGTACGTGCTACTTGCAACGTCCCCAAAGATTATACTAGGTACACCAAACATTGAACAAACCGCGCGTAAATGTTCGGCACGCATTCCCAATAGTTGCATATCCGTAGCACTCATACCTAACTGTTGGTACTTAATTTCGCCTTGCACCAATACAACTTTGTTACTGTTCTTTGCGCCTCCTATCCTAGTATCAAACTCCTTTTGCATTATTTCTTTGTCCTCTTGCCTAACAGGAAACCCACCAACACCACTAATCAATCCACTTGCCCCCCTATTTTCGTACAAACTACTTTCGGCAATATTTCGGTTACTACTTGCTTTAATCAAATCATACCCAGCTTGTAAAGGGCTTAAACCCTCTGCATTTCGCATTCCCTCAATAGTTGGGTTAAAGTATGTTGTGTGCATTATTTCGCTTGGTGCTATTTTACGAATACTTGCACCGTCGTTAAACTCAAATCTATCAATATCACTTAAAATACTCATTCCCTCCCTCCACGCTCTTACGTTTTGCGTAGGTAGTATGTAGTTTTTCATTGGTAACTTAGCACCGATATACTCATACGGCGTGTAGTGGTAACTATCGCCCGTTAATATCAAGTACAAAACCTCCTTAAACATTGCCTGCTCAAAACTATCTTTATCGTGCCAATTCTCGAATAAAAACTGTTTCAATTCGTCGCTATCATCCTCTACATATTCCGCATTATTTTGCAATATGATGGGCAAACTAGCCGTTACTTTAGCAATACGCGTAGCAACGGCGTAAATCATATCGTTGGTTATGTAACCCTCGTTAATTAAAGTTGCTTCACTTATGTTCAAACCACCTCTAGGAGTTGAAAATAAGGGTATAAATGAACTTACCGCCGTTTGTTGGCGCTCTTGCTCAAATACATTAAAGCTTTTATTTGTATAGTTTTTAATTATCATATTTACAAAATTATAAAAAAAATCAATAACTATAATCAAACCAACGCAAATAATATCCGATAGCATCAATTGAGTGGTCGTTTCCGTCCTCAGGCATCTCACTTGCGCGGTCTTTCCACTTGTACGTGTAAAACTCGTTAATTATATCTTGGCTTGTTGGTGTTATAATAACCTCGTAGGATTGTAGCAAATTTATTGTAGCTAACTTCGATTTAGGTAAACATGGTTGTGCATTAAATCCACTACGTACCAACATATCAATTAAATCAGGTCGAGCACTATCGCAGATAATTATTTTGTTGCGCTCGGTTATACGCTTAGCAACAGCATCCACCATTGATACAGGGTTAAAATCCGATTGGTAAATTTCTTGATGCACCCATAATTTACGAGCCCGTTTATCAACTGCAATTTTAGTTAATGTAAAAGGGTCGCGCATTCCGAAGTCCGAACAGTAACCAAATTGCAAATCGTTGTTAAATTCTCCAGTACTCCAATTGGTAAGTATAACTCCTTGTATTTGCCCTCTTAAGCCTAAGCCGTAAACCCTCCACCAATTATAAAAATACCCTTGCACGCCTTTTAATTTTTCGGCATCGTGCAACTTCTTTTTTTCGTAAAGTTCTTCAACTTGTGGTTTGGTTAAGTTTTCGATATTATCTAAAAAAGTGCTGTGTAGTTTAACAGTGTCCTCACGCTCCAAAAGTCCAACGTCATCAATCCAAAATTTAGCGCTCGGGTTGTAGTCCAAAAAGATACATTCCCTTGTACGGATGAATAACTGGTCCAATACTTCATACTTCATGTAATTGCACTCATTCACAAAAAGTATATCCCTTTTTGCCCCGTGTGCTTTACCTGATGTATCAAACCCGATAAACTTAATAATGCTTTGGTTAATAGTGTATGTGTTCGGATTTTGTACCCTTATGTTTCCGATATTTTCGCCTACTGTATTTAAAATGTGCTCAAAGTCAGTAATAGCACCGTCCTTTAAATGGGGGGTACTATGGCTTACTACGTGGATAATTCTCTTCTTGTTGGATTGTTTTGCTATTAAATAAAGTAGTTGTAATGTACTGTAAGTTTTACTACTCCTAGTTCCTCCAACATTTACAATAAACCTAGCTTTTGATTTATAAGCTTGTGCCGTTTTGTTAAACGTCTTCGTTAGTTTCATCATTGAACAAGTCTATTAACTCCTTTAGTGTTCGTTGTGTTTCTTCACTTGATACGTGGATTTGCAACCCTGTGTTAACCTTTTCGCCTTGTGTGGTGTGGTCTAATTGTTGGCGGTCAGTCCACCCGTGATTTGATTTTAAATTGATAATTCCAATAGCAACATTGATATTTTCTTTTTTTACGTTCCTAAAACAATTTACTTCACAATTGGTTAAAATCCTAGATTTATACTCGGTTAACTCGGGGAATTTATCAATAAGATAATCAAATATATTTTTACCTTCTTTAAGGTCGTAGGCTATTTCACCGATAAAATCATAATCGGGGTTTTCGGATAACAACAAAGCTTTTTCTAAAAACGCTTTAGATACTTCCAAAGTCCATTTTTCAGCGTTTAAATTTCCTTTTGGTGCTCCTACTTTCTTGCTCATAACTTACCTTTTAATTCCTCGTTATACTCGTTCAATATGTTAACTATTACCTCCTCTACTTTAGCCCTATATTTGTCTTTCATAAAGTCAATTTCGGTTTTATTGTCAATTATTAGTTTTAACGGTGTTACTCCTAGTGTACGTATTAACTCTTCATTAGTTCGTATTTGTTGTAATACAAGTAACTTTTCGTTTACCTCCCATAGGTTTAACCCCTTATAGTCTATAGTAGTCTTAAGGTTTAATACTTTTAATAATAGTCTTTTTAACATAAAATAGGTTATAAAAAGCTAGAGTATAAATACCCTAGCTAAAAACACACATTGCAAATATAAGGAAAATTATTCACTTAAAAACAACTCCTTAAATCTTTTTAAGCATTGGTCTGCCATTGTATCGGGAAATTCGCTATGTTTCGCGCTTTCAATAGCTAATTGTTGCCAAAATCTAGCAAGTTCAAAATCTTGTTGCGCTTTCTTCTCGATTATTTTTTTATCGATATATTCCTTTATATCTTCAATTTGGTAAGGCATAAATTTGTCTAACTCTGTGAAAACATAAATTTGACTGTAAACGGTATCATCTACTAATTTATGGTGTAACAGAAACCGCACAAATTCTTGTAGTAATCTAGTTTCTTTTTCTTTTAGAAACATTTTAAATTCTTCATCTGTCTTGTTCATAATTTTTCCTTTATTTCATTAATTAAAGCACTCTCTACATAATCCTGTATTTCTCGTTTTGGAGTAAATCGTTGCATTTCGGCATCAAAGTATTCCGTTTGCGTAATTTCCACATCCAACCAGTCCTCGATAGGCGTTAAATATCCGTCGCCTGTTTCGTACTCATCCGTTGTAAACTCAAAATTTACTGTTAAATCCATTATAAATTCATCGAATTTGTCTAATACTTGAATAGTTGCGCTTCCTGTTGTTGCGCCTTGTTCGTAGGTTTCAAAGTTGATAATCATAATTCAAAATAACATTTATTAAAAGTGGATAAATTTCCTGCTTCATCAATGATGCAAATATTGTTTTTATGGTCTGCTAAAATTTTGTATTTTTTGCCTAATTCAAGTAATGGGGAGAAATAAGTCCTGATACATTTTGCGTATTTAGTTTTTGGTTTTGATATTTCCAAAGATAGTATTTCGTGGTTTTCGGGATTATTTGTAGTGTGTTTTAAAGATAGTTTAGCATCTTTCAATCGTTGGTAAAAACTCCCTCTTAAAACATAAGTTTCTCCATATTTTGCTCTGTGGTATCTAGCGCAAAAATTTCCAAAAGTATTAGCACCCTTGTGTTTTATAATGTAGATTTTCATAATAATACTTTTTTTACAGTCCATTCAATAGTTACCGATTTACTTTCTCCAAATTCTAATTTATCCAAGTTCAAGTATTTTTCCGCAAATTGGTTTTCTTTCAGCCATTCGTTAACTCTTATTTGCGTTGGTGTGACTAAGGCTAACCGTCCGCGCTGGTCGTAGATTTTGTAGTATTGTTCTTTCATTGTTTTAAAAATAATTTATTTAACTGATTAATCAAATCTTCTAAATCCTTACTGTAAGTAAACGGATATGAAGTGAATTTCCATATTATAGTATAACATTCCACATCTGTATATTTAGGCTTAAAATACCTCACACAATCAAAAGCTGTAAAGTCGTTTTCTGTTGCGTGTTGTTTAGTTAGGGGTTTCATCGTTTTAAATATTTATCCAATTCAACTTTATCCATTGCACTAGCAATTTCATCAATCAAAGCATCCACAACCTCATCGCCTAAAGTATCACGCATTGAGTTTTCTATTCGGGTGTTAATTTTAATCACTAAATCAAAAGTAAGGTTTAGATTTTTAACCGCTTCATTGATCTTCTTATCCACTACTTTTTTATTTGGCTTAGACAAAGTATCGTATTTAAACCCTTGCTTTAATTGGTGCGTATTCATCGCTATAATAGTAGCCTTACAACCGCTTAGCATACTGGTTTGAGTGGCACAAATCGCGCTTAGTTGCGTGATGTTGTCTTGTTCGATTTTAGTTAGTTTCATTTTCTTAGTGTTTTTAAAAATTATCTTCAATATTATCAACATCAAAGCCATAAATGTTATCAATTAACTGCTTTATTTCCCATACATATTTTAGTTGTTCTTGGTTAAAATTCAACTTATTACCATTCAAAGGTGCGCTAGTATTATAAAGTTTATTCAATAACTTTTCTATTGTCTTTTCGTTTGCTCTAAAAAATCCCTCATACTCTTCAATTTTTAGTTGTTGCTTACCTATTAATGATAAACAGTTTTCAAACTTTTTTAAAATCAATTTTCTAGCTTCGGCATCTGTTTTTGATTTCCTAATTTGCTCTATAAATTCGTTGTTAATTTCCATCCCTCAAACCTTTTAAAAATTCCTCAACCTTAACCGCTTCTTCTTCAGTAACCTCAATGTTTACTTTTTGGGTGTAGGGGATAATATCGGTGTAAGGTTTTATTTTATCGTACAAAGTAATATCAAAACAACCATTATTTAAAAAATCGTCGGCAAAATCTACATCTATTAGTGCATATCTAAGTTCGCATTTCTCTCCAAAATCCGCCAATAATATTCTTTTATTCCCCCAGTCATCCACCACCCAAACAGGGTTATCGGGAGTTGAAACAATGGGGGTGTTTTCTATTAGTTGTTTGATGGCTTTGTATTCGTGTAGTTCATTTGCATACAAAACCCTTGAACCTTGATGAATTAACCCATTATTTAAGGTTTCTTCTAATAATTTTATTTTTTTATTTAAATACGGTGTTTTCATTTTTCTATTTTTTAAGGTTAATAAATTCTTGGTAATCCTTAAACACACTAGGAAACTTTGCTTTAATTTCGGGGGTTATTTTGGGGTGTTACCATTGTAAACATCATTCCAAAAATCAGCACCACAATTTGATTTCCTCCAACCAAAATTGCCTTCCAACATAAATCTACTTAATCTCAATTTCTCATTCCTCTTATTCCCTTGCGCTTCCTGTTCAATTAATGCCATTTCCCTGTATGGCTGTGGTAAGTCTTTTATTTTCATCTTTTAAAGTTTTTCTAGTTCTTCCGTTAATTCTTTTATTTCTTTTTCTAACCGCATTTTTAACTGATTTTGGATATAGTTAAAACAAGGGTCGGTTAACTCATACTTAAAATCTTTACGACTTGTTATTAATATTAATTGTGCTTTTTCTTTGTTGGAAAACAAATTTTCAAGCCAATTTTTTTTGTCGACAATAAGATTCACTATCTCTTTTACCCTGTCGTAATTTTCTATTTTCATCTCTCTAAATATTTAATAATTAATAATTCTTTGCTTTCAATCTTATTTTTTGCATCCCAATAGTTGCTACCATCCTCAATTTCCAAAATGCAGTTTAATTTTTGCCT